ATCCGTGTCGTTAAACGCAACACCACCAATAAAGTAATTGGTGTTCGACCCGGTGTTGATGATGAAGTCCGTAGCGTCAGCAGCACCGCCGCCATACACGAACGTAAACATCAGACCTGCAACAGGAGCCGGGAGAGTATAGGTGTTGTCCTGCGTACCGTTGGGGACAATGTTAATCCGACCAGCGTTAACAGCGGCGGTTAACGAAGCATTACCATCAGCCAGCGATACAGGGGCTGCAACTACGCCAGAACTGGAGAATGCCGGACCGACTGTGACAGCGCCAGTAGAAGAATTAACAGAGATGGTCTCAAAACCATTCTGCGAACGTACCGGGCCGGAAAAAGAAGTATTAGCCATGATTCCTCACATGCGAGCTAGGGAGACTGTCTGCATGTCGTCTGGCCGGGACCAGTCAGTTCTCCCGGATAACCCCGGAATGGTTCTTTGTATCAGTTTGCGGAGGGAGTGTCAACATATTTAAAACTCCATCCCATACGCGGGCCTTTTGACAAAGGCTTGCCAGCTTTTAATGCTCGATTTAACGTCGGCATTAACAATCCTAACGTCTGAAGAACCTCCGTCAAACTGCCATATCGATGCACAATACCTTGAGGGTCCGTGGCACCAATCTGCTTACGCAGCTTTTGCTTGGCTTCTTCTGTATGAGATCTGCCGGTCCAGTGACTGTAATGCCCGGCTTCAGCCGCAGCACGGATCTTCGCCATCCCGGCTTCTGAAACTTTCCTCCCTTCTGCTTTAGGCTTTCCGCGCTGAGCATCGCCAACCTTGGCCTTAGTCTCTTCTGACCGTTTTTTACCCAGCCACGGTTTAACAGGGTTGGCTAGCTTTGCAGCGCTGATCTTGGCGCGAGTCTCTTCTGAATGAGTTTTGCCGACACGCGGATGGTTGTAATAGTTCTCGGCGTAGAACTCTTTCAGCGATTGAGAAACTCTACCCTTTAGTTCTTCAGACCATTTTCTTCCAAAATTGGGCGTCACTTCGGATGGTGCATTGCGCCACGGCGCATCCGCAGACCGGCCTGTGTTGTAGCAATACTTTTTTCCTACATGCTCCAGCAAATACCGCTCTTCAATTGCCTTCAAAGCGTCTTTGTGCTCAACCTCTTCTACGACTACAAACACAAACTTGTCTTCGCCGTATTTGTTCCACGCAGCCTGTAGATGTTTTGAATGGTGCCGGTTCCCGCGCAACAACTTGCGATGCTGGCGAAACCGGACCTTGATGTTGTTGGTACTTCCTACATAAAACTTTTGGTTTTCTAAATTGATGATTTTGTAAATTGCGTTTGTCATGACACTCTCCGTTATATGGCTAACGAAACGAAATGTACCAAAAGGTACTTGTCATGTCAAATGGGCAATAAAAAAGCCCCCTTTCGGGGGCTCAAATCTAGCTAAGTGCTTGATTTTTAAGAGGCCCCGGGCGACCCGAAAATACCCAACGGATCGCTCACTCCGAAGCTGTAGCGCTCACGGGCCTTATACCTAGCGTTCCCAGTATCGAAGTCGCCATCCATGGAGGTGGAGAGCGGCGTACGGACGAAGTGCTTAAGTCCGTTGGGAACGTCGGTCGTAAGGAACCACGCGTTGGTATCGGTCAGGAAGTGGTTGACTGCATAACCTTCCGGGATCGAACCATTGCTCTTGATAGCGTTAATGTCGTTATCAGCCGTCGAGACACGGAGTTCCGTTTCGAGCAGACGGGTTGCAACGAACATGAGCGCCGGGGGAACAATGAGTTTCCGGGGTTTTGCAGCGATCAGCAGACCACGTTCATCGGTCCACGCAGCGATCTGAATGACAGCCGCCTCAAGGGAGGTTTCATTCAGGTCTGCGCCGGTAGATGGGCGGTTGCTGTTGGTGCCACCAGAGACCAGCGGGTGAGCGGTCGAGAACAGGCTTACGCCGTCGCCGTAGGTCACAGCGGAGCTAAAGCCATTGTTCAGAACGGCAGCGGCTTTAACCTGCTTGGTGTACGCCATAGCACGAGCCAGTGCTTTGGTATAACGAGCCGAGAGGCTGTCATACAGGTTGTCTTCCATCGCCTCTTCGGTGATAGAGAAACCCATCGCAATGGTTTCGTGGTTATAACGTGCAGTCCATGCTTCTTGCGCATTGTCATACGCAATTGCCTGACCTTCGTTCTTGACCGGAGCGGCGGAGAAACCAGCAAGCTTGGTCTCTTCTTCGAACGAACGCTCAGAGGTCTCGGTTTCGTAGATCTCTTTGTGTTCTTCGCCGTAACGGTTGTACTCCAGACCGAACAGTGCATTAAGCCCCGGGAGGAGTTCTTTCAGTAGTTGTGCGCGTGAAATAGCCATGACTTAACTCCTTTAGGCCGTCGCGGTGGCAGCGTAATACTCGTGCTGACCGAAGTTGAGCTTAACCAACAGCTCGGGGAACTGGGTAAACACCAACGTTGCGCTAGAAGCAAACGCCACCAAAGGCGCTTGATTTAGAACAAACGAGGTGGCACCAGCAGCGGCGGCGGTATCTACAAACGAACCGGACGGGATGTACTGCCCGTTTGAAGCAAGACTACCAACATCCGTACCTACGGGCAGTGCAAAAGGCAGAGCCGAGCAAGTAACGGTGGCGGTCGAAATGCTGGTAAACGTTGCAGTACCAAGCGACACAGCGGTCTCAGGCACAACACCCAGAACACGAATTGGAAGCGCATCCGTGGTTGCGGGGGTGTCCGTCGGTGCCAGCAGTGCGTTCAACGAGTTGCCAGTATTTGAATTGCCGGTGTTGTTGATACACGCAAGGTTCTGACCGATCATGGCGCGAGCGCCAGAAGCAATAACGGTTGTGGCCGAGCAAACCGCAGCTTGGAACACCGTATCCGGATCGTCGCAAACATAAGCAACGCAATCACCGGCGGCAGTGCTAGCCACCCAGTTCTGCGAAAACTGCTTCTGTTTAGTCGTCGGATTGGTGTACGAACAACCGAGAAAGACACCAACAAGGGTGCCAACGGTGCCGGTCGAAACGCTAATCCGCTCAAGATTGCCGCGAACGAGCGCAACGAAGTCACCATAAAAAATGTCCGTGGCGTACGCGTAAGTAATGTTATACATCCGCGTAGAACCGGCGAACACCTGCCCACCGATCAGATTGATCGGCTTTAGCCCGTAGGGCTTATCTACCGTGGGGTAAGCCATTTAAGACTCCTGAATTATTGACCGCGCCCAAATGTCACCTTGGTTTTACGCTCGGAAAAGAGCGGCATCCTCGGATCATTCTCGCGCATGAAGTTGTTATCCACAGACTGGATCTGTGCATCGGACTGCTCTTGATAATGATCATTCCGATCTTGAACCAATTCTGAGGGGGTTTTGCAAAGCATCAGCCCACCGATCACGATGTTGTCTTTGAACCGGTCGTTTTCGACCATCATAAGTTGAACTTCGGGGTGATCTGAAGCTTTAACGGGTTCCCAACCTTCACGAAGTTTGAGAGAAACATTCATGGGGTCCGCTTGCCCACGAGTGCTGACCCGAACCCAACGAAAAGCATAACCGGGCTCCGGATTGGGGCTCGGCAAAACTTCTGGACGAGACCATGCACGCTTACGCACGGTACGTTCACGGGTTTCCATCTCACGGTTTGTGCGGTTTTCAGCCATTTTGTTTCCTCATATCTTCGGCAACTTGTCGGGCATACTGCTCGGGCGTGAGCCCAAGCCGTTTAGCTAGTCTTACCTGCGACTCATTAAGTACGATTTTTCGGGGCGCGGTACTACGAGATGCTGGCGCAACTACGCTTCGGCGCGGCTTAGCAGCCGGAGGAGTATCTTCGTCGGCGTTAGAAGCGTCAGCTTCAAAACGCTCTGGGAAGAGTTGTCGCATACGCCGGTTAATCCGGTCGTAGTAATCACTACTTTGAGGGTTAATTCCCTCGCGGACCAGCTTTTGATGCAACCCCAACGCTAGACTGGTCATCTCGTCGTCGGTGCCGAACCAAGTATTTTCCCTTTGCCAAGCAACAGCTTTAGGGTCTGGTTGCGGCTCAGACGGCGGCGTTGGAGCGTCAAGTGCTTGTTTTACCGGAGTTTCTTTTTGTTGTAAAGGGGCTGGTTTAAAGTTAGCCACTTTCTCTGCTTTGATCTTGGCAAGAGTAAGTGCTTCCTGCGCCTCTACAATTTTGTCAGAATCAGCGGTTTCAAACGCCTCTTTGTAGGCCCGTTTAGCCTGTTCAAGCTCGGCTGCACTGCGAAGTTTGGCCTGTTCTAGAAGCGCAGCGAGGTTCTTTTCCCGGTCCGCTTTGAGTTTCTTATTTTCCTCAGTAACAGACTGGGCGAACCGAATTGCTTCCTCCCGTTCGCGTTGCGCTGCTTCAGCCCGCCTGCGTTCGTCGTGGTAGCCCTTGGAGAAGTGCTGAATGCGCTTTTTTACCTTTTCAGAGTATTCAGCAAGTTCTTCTTCCGTTACCTCAGCCGGAGGCTCTGACGGTTTTCGATTGCGGTCTTGAGGTGGCGTGTCGTCTACAACCTCAATTTCAACATCGTTTCCCTCGGCTTTTACCTCTTCTTTGGCTTCCTCGGCTTTTGCCTCTTCTTTCTCTTTAGGTTTATCCGGGTCAGGAAACTCAAACTCTACTTTTTCAAAAGGCATGATGGATTCCTTATCAGGCTCGCGTTACACCACGGGGGTCAGGGACTACAGCTTCAAT